TGATTATGTCGTTGACTTGGGTGATGGCGCTGATATGCGGTCGTTGAATACCTACGACACTCGTTACCCACAAGCTATTGTCTCACAATCCTATCAAGCTGATATTGAACACTACAATGATGCTATGGAACGTATGCGTTGGAAGTTTCGACACAATAAACGTAAAAGTCCACGTTACATTGGTTTTGAAGGTAATCATGAAAATCGTATCAAGAAGGCTATTGCAACTGATCCACGACTAGAGGGCGACAAGTATGGCATCTCCTTTAGTCATTTGCAGACTGACCATTGGTTTGATGACTACCATGAGTACCATAACTCAGCCCCCGCTCTTGTGGAATACGATGGTGTTATCTATGGTCACTATGTAGCTAGTGGTAACTATGGTGCTGCTATGGCAACTAAAAATCATGGTGGGTCTCTGGTAGACAAACTAGCTTGTAGCGTCACTGTAGGCCATACACACAAGTTTGACTACCACTATAAGGGAGAAGCTCGTAAACCTATCCACGGGCTTGTTGTGGGCTGTTTTAAGGGTGCTGATGAGGCTTGGGCTGGTCAAGCTAACCTAGACTGGCGCAAGGGTTTTGTTATTAAGCGGGAAGTCCAAAATGGTGACTATGACATTGAGTGGGTATCTATGGAAGCATTGAGGAAAGAGTATGGTAACTGAGTATAACCCAAGGCAAATGCTGGAAGATAATAGCTTTAGGATTATCTGTTACACGCAACCATCCCCTTATTATAATAAAAACCTGTACTTTGCAGTGTCCCCCTTTAATGAAAGTCTTGGGGTAGAAGGGTTTGAAGATGAAAGCCTAGCTCTTAGCTTATTGCTGACCCGATTCACAGGGTTCTATAAAGAAAAAGGTAGAAAGATGAAACAGGGGAAAGAGCATGGGGGCTAGATTTATTGTTAAGCGAATAACGGGTACCCCTTTCTTTGGGGTGATTGATGTAGATTTGGGTTTGTACTTACCAAAAGGTCACTGGAAATGTGTTGGGTGTTGGCTACGACTTGAAGATGCCCAAGTCCTTGCTACGTCCTTAAATTATACCCACGAAAACTTGTGATTGGAGGTGTATCATAGGTAAGTACTCTAACTTCGAGAGAAGACCAAGGGATTTTTATACTACTCCCCTCGAACCTGTTAAACCACTGATTGACCATCTTCCGTATTCCTTCGATTACGTAGAGCCTTGTGCGGGGGATGGTCGCCTAATCAACAATATTACAGAGCTTACTGAGGGTCATGGTAATTGCATCTTTGCTTCTGATATTGAACCTCTAGCAGAGGGTATGTATAAGAATGATGCTTTGACTATTGACTTCGGTGGTTATGGTGTTGTAGATATGTGCATCACTAATCCACCTTGGAACAGAGACTTCTTACACCCTTTCATCGAACATTGGCTAGGTATATGCCCTACTTGGTTGTTGTTTGATGCTGATTGGATGCACACTAAGCAGTCTGCTATTCTTATGACCTATTGTGCTAAGGTAATCCCTGTGGGCAGGGTTAAGTGGATTGAGGATAGTAAGGGCGTAGGTAAAGAGAATGTCTGCTGGTATCTGTTTGATGCTAATAAGACACATCAGACGTATTTTTATAGTAGATCGGTCTAATGTAGGCATCAAATTTCTATTTACTGCACACAACAGGAGAAGCGTATGATCACTGACCATGACATTAAAGACATGGATACTAATGGTATTATGTGGGAATACTACAATACCTACTGTTCACCACCCACACTAACTAAAAACAAGGACGATCAGATGTCAGTTATGCACATGGTAGAAGATTTTGCTTTTGTAACAAAACAACAAAATGAGTTTGCTCTGTATATGACCTTGATTGATGAGGAGTATAAGGAGTGGTATGAGTCTCACTACAAGGAAGAAGAACTAAAAGAACTGTCCGACTTAGTTTATGTAATTTACGGATATTGCAATGCTATGAACCACGATCTAGACAAAGCTATTCGTCGAGTAAAGAAAGATAAATCTGTGCGCTTGTGTAATGGCCTTGAAGTTGAGGCAGCGTATGAGGCATGGGAAAAGGTTGAGTTTGAAGCAGATGAACCAAAACTACTAGCTGACCTAGTTTATGTAATCTATGGTTATGCTAATGCCTGTGGTTACGATCTTGATGAAGCTATTCGTCGTGTCCATGCTAACAACCTTGGTCGCTGTGTACAACCTGATGGTTCTATCCTTCGTCAGAAAAATGGGAAGATTATCAAGAATAAGGATTACCCCAAAGTGGATTTGAGCGATCTGGTATGAAGAATATATTTAACAACAGTTGGACAATACGTTGGCTGCGCTATCTAAATACTTGGCGTGAACATCGTAGGATCATTAAAGAGTTGAATGCTCTGGATGATAAGACACTGCGCGATATTGGCATCAATCGCTGTGATATTGAACAACGTCTCTGGCACATCTGGCAGTTTGTTCACATACTGACGCTCTACAGAGAAGCCCACACCAGTGCCACACAACAAGATGAACATAGCCTCATCAAAAGACTTAGGGTCGTCTACGGGCATGTATGAGCAGTTATAACCAGCAGTGTTATCACGATCTAGTGCAGGGCCAGCAGACATTACCGCCCGCATAGAAGGCATTACATCTAGGTTAAGGATAGCCTGTTCAATAGCTTCGTAAACATTAACATCAAAGGTCAGGGGTGCCACCACATTCTTCATGTATCGTTCAACTGTCTCTCCCCAACTCTCACGGCGACCTTCTTCCTCTAGCCAACGGGAGTAACGTGATGTTGCAATAAAAGACTGGTAGTCTGTTGGCAGGTAGTTACTTTTCATTTTTCTCTCTTATATTATTGTTGTAATTAAACTAGGTCACTCAAATCCACTTTGGGGTAATCCTTATTCTTGATAATCTTACCATCTTCACGACGAAGGATAGAACCATCAGGTTGTACACAGCGACCAAGGTTGTTAACATGGACACGGCGAATAGCTTCATCAAGATCGTAACCACAGGCATTAGCATAACCATAGATTACATATACTAGATCAGCTAGTTCCTTAAGATCGTCTTCTACACAAGTACCTTCAGCAAGCCACTCATCAAATTCCTCAATAACCAACTGTGTGTAAAGGGCAGTATCAGTCTTCTGATCTAGAACTTTACTAAACTCTTTAACCATTTCCATAACTGTCATAGCACTTTTCCCATCTGGTGTGATATTAAAGTATTCCCACATAATGCCATTGGTATCCATAGCCTTAATGTCGTTCTCAGTAATCATACACTTCTCCTGTTGTGTGCAGCTAAACTGATCTACCATAAAAATATGTCTGGTGTGTCTTATTAGCATCAAAGAGATACCAGCAGACATTCTCTTTACCTACCCCCTTACTGCCTTCAATCCACTTAACCCTACCCACAGAGATTACCTTAGCACAGTAAGTCATAAGAATAGCAGACTGCTTAGTGTGCATCCAATCAGCATCAAACAACAACCAAGTAGGGCATATGCCTAGCCAATGCTCAATGAAAGGGTGCAAGAAATCTCTGTTCCAAGGTGGGTTAGTGATGCACATATCTACAACACCATAACCACCGAAGTCAATAGTCAAAGCATCATTCTTATACATACCCTCTGCTAGAGGTTCAATATCAGAAGCAAAGATGCAATTACCATGACCTTCGGTAAGCTCTGTAATATTGTTGATTAGGCGACCATCCCCCGCACAAGGTTCCACATAATCGAAGGAATACGGAAGATGGTCAATCAGTGGTTTAACAGGTTCGAGGGGAGTAGTGTAAAAGTCCCTTGGTCTTCTCTCAAAATCAGAGTACTTGCCCATACTCTTTCCTCAATGCTTCCATAGATACCCACTCAATGTCATAGTCACCATTTTGGACTTCCCGCTTAATGACAAAACCCTTACGCCAGTCTAGGTTAGCTTGACCAGCCCAAGCCTCATCAGCACCTTTAAAACAACCCACAACAAGACCGTGGATAGGCTTACGAGCTTCTCCCTTGTAATGGTAGTCAAACTTGTGGGTATGGCCTACAGTGACGCTACACGCTAGTTTCTCTACCAGAGAACCGCCATGATTTTTAGTTGCCATAGCAGCACCATAGTTACCACTGGCTACGTAGTGACCATAGATAATGCCATCGTATTCTACAAGAGCAGGGGCCGAATTATGGTATTCATGGTAGTCATCAAACCAATGGTCTGTTTGAAGGTGACTAAACGAGATACCATACTTGTCCCCTTCTAGCCGTGGATCAGTTGCAAGAGCTTTCTTAATACGATTTTCATGGTTGCCCTCAAAACCAATGTAGCGTGGGCTTTTACGTTTGTTGTGACGAAACTTCCAACGCATACGTTCCATAGCGTCATTGTAGTGTTCAATGTCAGCTTGATAAGATTGTGAGACAATAGCTTGTGGGTAACGAGTGTCGTATGTATTTAACGACCGCATATCAGCGCCATCACCCAAGTCAACAACATAATCAGGCTTTAGATCGTAGAGAAAGTCACCTAACCAAGAGTAACGATCATTAGGAACTGATGGGTCAGAGTGACCACAACTAAAGACTACTACTGTTTTACCACTCATCACTTAACCTCCAAAGGGCCAATGTTTACCTTAAAGTATTTAACTACTTCTAGGGCATCTTCTTCTGTATCATACCAGAAGTTCACTGTATCAATTACACCATCTTCTTCTACCATAACTACAAGCATAGCATCTAGGCCGATAGGAATACCACCTGCGTGTAAATCATCCTCATCAAACTCATCACGTAGGTATGGCCCCTCTAGTACTTCCCAGACCAGTACAGTACCTTCATTCGTTGTTTTTACCAAGGGCATAACCAATGTCGTATCCTTCTTTAACAGCAACCATAGACTCTTGCTTACACTGCTCAATAGTCGCCCAAATACGTTCTGCACACTCATGCTCATCAATTTCCTGTGGGCTATAAGGCTTTCCCTTTAGGGCTAACCTTTCGTTAATACGATTAAGCAGTTTCATCTAACCACTCCTGTGGGATAAGTTTGTCCGCATAAAGGAAGCCATTCTTATTACACCAATCAGCATAAGAGGTAGGTGACTTCTTTTGTAGCTTTGCATTAGAATTAGAAAAGACAAACCTAATATCAAACTCTGGGTGTTGCTTCTTAATCAATAAGTGCTTTTTACGATCAGCACCTACAAATCTACCCTTTGTTTCTACAATAATACCATTGGCTAGTATTTTAAAATCTGGTGTGTAGGTTCTGTTCTCCTGTACCTCATAGGCAATCTTTAACTTTTCATACTCATAAGCTACCCCTAAGTCTTGTAGTTGTTGAGATACTTTTTCTTCAAGACCTGAGCGATAGCCATTCTTTATTCCGTGATAGGTTGACACCAAATTTCTCCCTCATACCTACGCAACCACAGCAACCTAGCGTTCTCTAGGACGTGTTCTACGTCACCATCATAGGCTTTTACAACAGCATCCCACAGTTCATTTTCAGTCTCACAGCCTTGTAGTATCTTATTAGCTTTCACTGGCCCTACACCATGAATACCACCAATGTTGTCAGCCCTATCACCCGTCAAGATTTGAGTGTAGAAAAACTTCATACCTTCTTCTGGGCTAACCTTAGTCCATTCATTACGACCAAAGTTAAAGTGCCAGCAAGGTAATTGAAGCATATCCTTATCAATAGAAGCTACGACACAGTTATAATTAAGGCTCGCAGCAGCTTTAGAGATTAGATCATCAGCTTCTTCACCTTGGCTTACAATAGCATCGTAGCTGTCAACTAGATGGCCCCTACAGAGACTAAGATGGGTAGGCTTGGCAACTTCTTTTCGATTACTTTTATACTCTAGGGTCTTAGCAATCTCGTACCTAAAGTTGCCCTTACCTGTCAGGTAGGTGTTGTAATCCCGC